GGCCCTTGGGATAAACGTCCCCGCCGAGCTCTTGGATGCGGGCGTAGACCACCTCTTTTTTGCCGATGAAGCTCCCGGTGCCGATCGTCACCACCGCGCCGTCCACGCCAAGGGGCTCCACTTTGAACCCCAGGTTGGAATTGAGCTCCTTGGGCGTCCGCTTGAAAACGCCGCCGGACCCCTTGATATGGAGCTGGAGATCCCGGTAGACGTATTTGGCCCAGGCGGTCAGGTTGTATTTGAACGCACGGGGCACCATCCGCAGGGCGGCGGTCTTTTCCATCGCCCCGCGAAAGTCGGCCTTTATCTCGAGCCTCACAGGCGGAATCTCCGGTAGGTGGCCACCACTTTTTTCCACTCGTCCTCGGCGGCATCTTTGACGGACGCGGACGCGCCCTCCACGGACCTGGAGCTGTCGGAGTAGCCCTTGGTGATGAACTGCTGATAGACCCTGGCCACCTCCATCAGCGCCGCCAGCTTGAGGTCCCACGGCAAAGTGCCGGCCTGGGTGTATCCGGCGGTATAGGTGACGGTGATGGCTCCCGCCGTCAGCGTCCAAAAGCTGGTGGCTTCGATTTCCTCATCAAACGTGCCACGCGTCAGGATTCCCGCGTCCATATCCGCGATGAAATCCTCGTTGACCGCCAAGAGGGTGTCGTTCTCGTAGACGCTGGAAAGCAGGGTGACGGGCCATTGAGGGAGCACCAGCTGGGGGCCGCCAGGACCGTCCAGCACCTTGGAGGTGTAGACGGTGGAGATGAAATTGCGGGAGGCGAAATTGCAAAACTTTTGGCTGACCCCGTTGATCAGCATTTCCAGCACCATTTCGTTGTCGGCGGCTTGGAGGTTGATGAACGCGGCCGCCTCATCAGCGGTCAGCAACGCCTGGGTGATTAGTGCCATAGCCGCCTCCTCCGTGAATTAAAGGGGGGAGGAGCGGCGGGCGAATTTGGACCGCTCCTTTGGCCGGCTAGGCCTCCCCCCGCACTTGTCTTCCACGACCTCGCCCGCGATCTCGGGTGGGACCTTGAACTCTGGAACGTCCGCCATCTTGTCACGTTCGCACAGGCCGGCTTTTTCCCAAGCAGAAGCCACGACAGGGTTGACGTCATAGACCTGACCAGCGGCGAACCGCATTGGCGGCACCGCTTCCGTGACAGTTTTGAGCATCCGAATCCGCATCCTGGTCCTCCCGCCTAAAATGGTGGAGGGGGGCTTGGGCCCCCCCTCCACTCTGTTCATCAAGTGGCGGCTATCCGCCAAGCTCCGTGACAGGCGTGATGGGCACGTAGATCGGATTTTTCAACACGATAACGCCCGAAATGGGGGTGCCGTTGGTGTGGGTGCCCGTCTGGGTCAAAAGGATGCGGAGATACCGCTTGGAGCCCTTGTAGCCCCGGACGATGGTGGTGGGGTCCTCGGCGGCCGCGTTAATAACGTGGTCGTTGACCCCGCCGTCCAGGTCCCCGGCGGCGATGTTGGTGAAGTTTCCCGGCGTGGTGTCATCGCATTCCTGGAACGCGATGGTCCAATAGATGGACCCGGACAGGGTGTCTCCGCTGATGCCGACCTCGGCGATCATCAGGGCGCTTTGGAAGCCCTGGCGGTCCACCACAACGCCCGTGCCCTCGGCCGTGGTGTTGCCCAGGATGGGGACGAGAGCCTGGACCGCTTTGAGTCCCGCGTATGCGCTTATCATTGGCTGCTCCTTTCGCTTCTGACCTTTACGGTCAGGTCGTCTGATTCTTGAGGAGCTGGATGGCCTCGGGGAGGACCACCGCGCCGCCGACCCGCTTGCGCGCCAGGAAGCCGATCATCCCGAACTCGGCGTATTTTTCGATGAGCCGCTGAATGACGAGGTCCACGCGGTCCACGATGGTGTAGCCCTGGCGGAAGTCGCCGTAGGCCAGGACGAGCTGGGCGTCCGACAGCGTGGTCGAGGTGATGGCCGGGAAGTCCGCCCATTCGTAGACGGGGGACCCGAGAATCATCGCGGGTTGACCCGCCTGGAGGCTGGGCTGGAGCAGATACGTGTTGGTGGTGGCGGACTTGAGGCTGACGACGACCCCCATCGTGGAGCGGTTGAACAGCCACGCGGCGTTCTTGGCGTAATAAGACGCCAGCTGATACTGCGTGCCGATGAAGTCGTCGAACGACAGGACGTTGTCGGTGATAACGTTGCGGGCGTCGGCCAGCACGGTGCTGTTGGTGATGATGCCCTGGGGAGCCGTGGTGCCGTTGCCGCTGTAAAAAGCGGTGCCCTCCAGCAGTCCGAAGCCCCGGCCGCACGCGTCGCTGATCTCGGCCTCCAGGTTGAACCTGGAATCCTCCAGCATCTTCTGCGTGGCCTTGTAGAGGATTTTCATTTCGTGGGTGGGGATCTCGGTGAGGGCGTAGGTGAGGCCCGTGGTCTCGGTCTTTTCCGCCGACTCGGCCACCCAAGTGGCGGCCCCGATGGCGCTCTGGGTGGGGAACTCTGCGGCGTAGGCCGAGGTCTGGCGCACGTTGGCCACGGACCGCAGGGGGGAGAACAGGGTGACGGACTTGATGATGTTCTCCACGTATTCGTAGGGGGCCAGGACGCCGGCGTGGGTGCTGTCCGCGATGGTCAGCACCTTGCCCTCGGGGGCGCCCATCGCGCCGCTGATGGCGGCGATGCCCATTTTGCGGCTCTTTTCCATCCAGCCGCGGAACTCCGCCATTTCCTTGGCGGCGTCGGTGATCGCGCCCTTGACGGTGCCGACCTTGAGGGCGGCCAGCTCCTTGTCCATCGCGTCCAGGGTGGCCAGGGTCTTGACCTTGAACTCCTCGAACGCGGAATTGCTGATGAAGCCGGCGAGCTTGCGCTCGTTCTCCAGCTGGAGGTCGTGGATGGCCTTGTTATTGGCCTCGTTGATCTCCTTGGCTTTCTGTTCCAATTCGGTCATTGGATTTCCTTTCAGATTTGGATTCTCAACAGGTCGAGCACGTGGATGTCCTCCGAGGTGCCCTTATCCGGCGGGTCCTGGGGCGGAGCGGGTTTCCCCGAGTCCTCCAGGAGTGCTTTGCAATTGTCGCACAGAACGGGCGGCGGCGGGTCTTCTAGGTCGCCAGCGGCCTTGACCCCCTCCACCTGGGCGGGAGCACACGCGGGGAACACAACGGTGCTGATCTCCCACAGGTTGATTTCCTTGAGGACGCGGGCGTTGCGTTCCTTGTCCACGTCCTCCTTGACCGTTTGATAGCCGATACTTAGGCCCGTGACCGCCCCCTGCTTCATCAGGCTGCGGATTTCGCGGGCCAGCTGGACGTCCAGGTTGAGGGTGCCACGGACCTTGAGCCCCTTGGTGTCCTCCTCGGCGGAGATCACACCGATGGGCTTGGAATTGTCGTGGCTCCACAGCAGGGGGAACTCGCCCTTTTTGTGCTTGAGTGTGCGCTTGAACGCGCCCGGAGCCACCACGTCGCCGTAGCTGTCCACCACGTCGAAGATGGAGGCGTGGCCTGTGAACGTGCCCTTTTCATCGCCCTCGTCGCCCAAGGCGAACTTGAACGCGAGGTCCTTGATTTCCGGCTGTTTCATTGGACGTCTCCTGGGTCGCGGATTTCCGGAAACGTGGAGCAGTAGCAATTGCACACGTTTCCTGCGCCGCCGGCGGGATCGCCAGGATACATCATATCCTGGTCCCCCACCTGGAACGGCTCGTTGAGTGGGATGGGCTCCACGCTATACTTGACGTCCGCGTCAATATGGTCCTGGCGGCTGTCCTCCAGGTAGGCGCAATTCCATCCCTTGAACTCCACGAACTCCGTCTGCTTGTAGCCCTCCAGCAGTCCAAAGTTTTCCACCTTGGCGGTCTCCGTCCGTGCGATGAGGCGACTGCGCCAGGGCATAAACTGCCCCAGCTTGGACCAAATATTCTGCGTCAATTCCTCCACGGTCCAGGCCTCCAGCTCCCCTTGACCCACCAAGTCCATCACCTTGACCATCGTGGTCTGCGCGATGTCGGTGCCGCTGTGGACTATCATCTTGTGCAACGTTTGAACGTCATTAGGATACAGCTGGAAAAAAGGGCTTTCAATTTTTTCGTCAAGTGCGGTGAGCTGGCCCTTGGATGCGCGGATCCCCGACTCCCCGGCGTGGCGGAAATGTTCCACCATCCACCCCTGGGTGGCCTTGAGAAAAAGTTTGGCCTCACCCTCCACGCTCAGCACGTTGCGGCCGCGGATGGCACCCAGGGACGAGTATTGGCGGATCGCGGCGTTGACTCGCTTGGCCTGACCCGTGAGGAATTGCCGCACGATGGTGTCCAGCCGCTTCTCCCGGGCTTTCATTCTGTCGTAGACGTTGCGCCCCAGGGCGGCCTTGCGTTCGGGAGCCATCCAAAATCCCCCCGCCCCCTTATGCGCCATCCGTTTTGCGGATGCTTTACCGTCCTCCCCCTCCTCCGCTTCGTCCGGGGGTGGCTCCTGGGCGTCAGGGTCCTCCACGGGAGGGGTGGCCGCGGCCGGCGGAACTGCGTCCGGGTCCTCCTCCTCCTCCGGCTCCATCATCAATTCCTCCAGGGGCATTTTGCCCATCGGCACCAGCACAACGTCGCCAATGCCGCCCTCCAGGGGTTCGTATCCGGTGGCCTCCCGCTTCTCGTCCACCTTGAGCCAATCCGCCGTGGACAGGTAGGCGTATTTTTTGGCCCTGTCCTCCTGGATGGCTTCGATGGAATCGCGGTCGTATTCCAGCTCCACGTTGTCCCCGAACGCGGGAGCCAGCCAATAATTGAACTCGTCCCGCAACAGGTCCATCATCGGCAGGATGGCTTCGTGGTAGAGCGCGGCGCGACCCTCCTGATAATTGGCGTAGGTGCTGGACTCCGTGTCCCCCAGCAGTCCGCTCCACACGTTGAAGATGGAGCAGATCCGCCTCATCGTGGCCACGTCACCGTTGAGCCAATCCAGGTCCTTGGGACTG